CTTCTGAGGCCACGGAAGAGCAGACGTAAAATAATCGTGACCCTTCGCCCGACGCAGCAACGGGTAATCATCACCCGAATCGGGACCATCGCCCGTATACTGCGCTACCGCAGACTGCATATTCTCATCGCGGAACCACTCATTCCAAATGAGATTATACCCGCGAAACGGCAAAACACTGACATTATACGCCGCCGCAATCTGACTCGACAAATCCTCAACAACGAGTCCAAAATAATCAAACAGAGAGCCAACGCCCTGGATGCCACTAGCACTTCCCCAGGAACGCTGCGGAACCGTATAGGCAATGCTCGAGGACGGCGTATCCTGCTGACCCATCATCTTAACCCAATTCGACCACACAAGCCGATTGGGAACAAAAAAGAAAAACGTCTCGACCTTCTGATTATCGAAAATCGGATACAAAGGCGTCGAGAGACGCACATAAGCGGTCACGTTATACTTCATGTGATCGCCAGGCAAAATCTCATCACACATAAACGGCACAAGATACGACGCATCGAACGTCGTCTTCCGCGACCACGAGCCGTTGAACTTAGAACGCGGAACATCCGCGCGTTGCACCATCGCAGAATCATTCTGCGAAACAAGATTACGGGACGGCAATACGTAACTCATGCAGTAACCCCCTGAGAACGGACAGCGACAATAGAAGCTCCGGTCAGAATAGTCCGGACTTCACCACCAAACAACGAGGGACCCTCAGAATTCAGAGAACCAACGCACAGCAAATCATAATCCTCAGGGTGCTTGTTCAACGAAGTATCTGTGGCATCCATAACATCGCGAAAAAAGCGAATAGCGACCGCATCGTGCGGAAAACAATGCACACCACCCTGAACAGACTGCGCGACGATGTCATACACCACATAAATATTGACGGTCACAACTTCCTCCGGTCTGAGTTAATAGCAACCTTCACACGGGCAATAGCAGCACCAGCAACCAACTCCTCATGACTTCGAGGTAACAGACTCTCACGATCTAACGAGAGCTCCGCGAGCTGACGAACGCTCGCGTTATCCAAATAGGCTTGGTGCAAATACCGCGGAACCGGAACGGCCTTCCCATCTACGATAGCACTATCACGCCAGGAACGCCAGTAGGCGCGAGACCCCCCCCCAATACCAGGACGCCTGGACATCTGTAAAAACGACGGTTGAAACCTATAAAGCTCGCCAGTAGAGCGATCTAACCGCTCCTCGCGGGACTCCAAAACATCAGCAGCCTTCTTCGCAGTATAACCACACACATAAGCAATAGAAGCGGGAGAAATAGCGTCCAATCTAGAAAATCCAAAAGGCCAAGACTCAGAAACAGATAAATCAAAAGACTGAGAAAGGCCAAATAAAATAACATGATAATGAGGACGCCCTAACCGCTCACCATACTCACCAGAAGCGAAAAAACGAAAACGAAGAGGGCTAACACGAGCTCGGAGACGCTTAACGAAACCACTAAGGTGCGACCGAGATAACGTGACAGGGAGGTGGGCATCGTCATACGTCAACGTAGCCCAACACGCCTGATCGTGAACTGACATCTCTAAACCGCACCGGATAGACCAATCGCGGGCGCGCCTCAAACGGCACCCAACACAACGTCCGCAAGGAATCTTGAGCTCGTCGGAGGCCCGAATCTCGCCCCGACGACCCAACACAACCGAACCGGAGGGCTGACGCCACCCGGTCATCGGGTAATAACACGGCACTACAGACGCCAACCACCACGCAACGGACTCGACACATTCTTCTTGTGCGTCTTCGACGAACGGTGCTTAAACGACTTCACAGACTTACCCTTACGAACAGATCTACGTCGATGCATTAGAACCCCCAAAAGAAAGAAGAGCTGTCAGTAAACACAATAATATCAAGTAGTAGATATTGTGTTTACTGTCCTAGCGGACGGCTGAGGCATCGTCTGCTGCGCCCGAAGGCGCACCAGCCGGTGCCTGATCAGTCAGACGAATCGAAGCACCATCGATAACGACCTCACCACGAGCCACAGCTGCCATCACAGCAGGCCAAGACCCGTACAACGAGGAAACCGCAGGGTCAACACGCTCAAACGCCTCAGCGGCAGCCCTAGACGCACCAAGGGCACTCACCAAATCCGTATCGAAATCATACTCGCCATAATTGACACCACGCTGCGGAACATCAACGCCGTGACGCTGCAACAGAATATTCACATCGCAATCATCACGAAACTCCTGCCGAGTCATATCCTCGTCAGCATCAAAAACAGTAGCACACGCTCCAGAAACCTCGTCCTGGAGACCATCTACTTGAGTTCTCACTTATTAATCTTCCATTTAGGAGCCATATTAGTCGAATTCCGTTTGAAATTCGCACCGGCAGAAGAATCAACGAACTGCAACAGCTTCGGCAAATCTAAAATACGCTTCGCGCCCTCACCAGAGGTAGCACCAATCGACTCAATAGCAGGAATATGGGGACGCAAAAGCTTAGACAGCAACTCCAAAGGAGTACCCAAATTCTGCTTATACGAAGTCTCAGCCTGAGCCTGGCGATTCCTAATACCCTGAGCTGACGACTCAGCTTCAGCGGAACCCTGAGCAACCTTCAAATTACGAGCCCGAAACGCGGCCTCGTTAGCCATACGAATAGAAAAAGGATCGTTATCAGGGGTAGAAAAAGGCTTACGACCAGTCGGTTGCCGATAACCAAGAATCTGAGAGGTCTCAGCATCCGTCTTGTACGCAGCTGCAGTCTTCACATCGACATCAGCATCAGACTGAGCCTGGGCGATCTTCATACCCTGAATCTGCGACATAAGACCCGCGGCACTCTGGGCACTGGCGACGCCAGACGCCGCCTCATTACCAATAGTCGCGGACGTACCCGCCGGCGAACTGGCACCCTTATCGTACGCCAAAGCAGGATTGAGACCAGCGGCGGTATAATCCGCCACAGAACGCTGCGCGGACGTATTGGACATACGCTCCTGAAACGCCATCTGCTCACGGGCTTGATCCCTATTAGCCTGGTTGGTGGCCATCTGGCCACCAACCCCAAGGACACCACCGAGCAGAGAACCCAATACAGCGGCACCCACTAAAAACGACCCAACAACACAGGGGTACCGAACATCGGCAACGGCCTCACAGCTTCGCGCTGAATCAAAAAATCACCAAGATACTGCTGATCGTTCGTACGAGCCAAAGTACTAGCAGCAAGAACACGATCCAAAATATTAATACCAGCATCCTTAATAAACGTATCACCAAGAACCGGCGCAGTGGCGAACTGCTGCGCCAAATGCCACATATCAAGAGTACCGGAAGCACTGGAGCGGAAACGCCCGGTCACCTCAGACACATGAGTACGATACTCATGCCAACGCTCTTGATAACCAAAAACAACGTTATCGTTGGTCGGATCGCCAGTCTTGTAAATCTCACCACGCAATACAGCCTGCTCACCAAGACCCGCCAACGACGGCCAATAAAAGTCATAACGTGTGGCACGCGTCCACATCTTATTAACACCCTGCTGATAAGAAATATCAGACTTAACGTTAATGAGACCCAGAATATGACCATGCTCAGTCGCAGCATAACTAGCGGAATGCTGACCAGTCGCAGTAGCAGCACCGCCGAGAGCACCAACCGTCAACGTAGCGGTGGGAGCAGTCTGCGCAACAGGCGTAACCATCAAAGGGGACGAACCACCCCCAATATACTCCGGGCGTTGCAGACGCATATCAGGTGAAATAACACCAAAATGCGATCGCATAATCTCGGTGTACCGAGTGCCACCTCGCGCATCACGCTCCTGCAACTGCTGCACAAGAAACGCCTGACGAAACGCATTAATGGTAATACCAGTAGCAGCAGACAAATCAGCATACGGCTGATTGGCTACATCAAAAGCCAAAATGCCAGCGTTCGAGTTAAAGACGGCTGGCGAACTAACAGCACTACCACCAGTCGTGTAACCAGAAAACGAATAAGTATTGGGGCTGGACGAATACAACCCGACCAACGGGGCACTAGTGCCGATGGAAATAGTGGGAGCAGTAAACTTCTGAGGCCACGGCAAAGCAGACGTAAAATAATCGTGCCCCTTACCGCGAACAAACTGCTGATAATTGTTCAGATCAGGGCCGTTGCCCTTCGACAAGAAGGGAGCATTCTGCAAATTCTCGTCACGAAACCACTCCTGATACACCAAATTATAAGCACGGAACGGCAACGCCGAAACAGAATAATCAGTAGTGATCGTAGTGGGCAAACCCATATAATCCCACAGATCACCGACGCCGGCGGTTGTGTAAGCCGAAGAAACCTGGGGAATAGAGTAAGCGATGGAATCGCCTGGGCTCGCCTGCTCGCCCATAAACTTCACCCAGTTATCCCACACCAAACGATTGGGAACAAAAAAGAAAAACGTCTCGACTTTTTGATTGTCAAAAATCGGATACAAAGGCGTAGCCAAACGCACATACGCAGTAACGTTATACTTCAAATGGTCGCCGGGCAAAACCTCGTCGATCAAAAACGGAATAAGCTCCGAAGCGTTGAAAGTCGTCTTACGCGACCACGAACCAACAAACTTCGACCGAGGAACATCCGGTCGCTGAATCATCGAGGAATCATTCTGATTCACAAGATTCCGCTGCGGCAGTACATAACTCATGCAGGCTCTCCGTTAGAACGCATTGCAACAATGGACGCACCAGTCAACACAGTGCGCGTGACCAAAGACACTAACGCTGGCGTCTCAGAATCGAGACTCCCCAAACAGACCAAATCGTAGTCAGCAGGATGCTTCGCCAGCGACGTATCCGGCGCATCCATGACATCACGAAAAAACCGCACCGCAACCGCATCGTGCGGAAACACATGGACACCGCCCTGGACAGACTCCGACACACGATCGAACACCGCATACACATTGGCGATCATAACTTCCTCCGGTCTGAGTTGATGGCAACCTTCACGCGTGAAATACGAGCACCAGCATCCAACTCCTCATAACTTCGAGGTAACAGACTCTCCTTGTGAACAGAGAGTTCCGCGAGCTGCGCAACACTCGCGTTATCCAAATAGGCTTGGTGCAAATACCGCGGAA